TAAATCATTTAAAGCTGCACATACAGCAGCACAAAAAGAAGTAGGCAAATGAGTCTTAAAAGATGGTTTAAAGAAAAGTGGGTAGATGTTAAAACAGGTAAGCCTTGTGGAAGACAGAAGGGTGAAAGTCGTAGCTACCCTGCTTGCAGACCATCAAAAAGAATAAGTAGTAAAACACCTAAAACTACAAGTGAAATGAGTAGTAAAGAAAAGGCTAGATTTAAAAAAGAAAAGACAAGTTCAAAAAAAATTAGTTACCAACATAGAAGAAATAAAAATAGAAAAAAGTTAAGACTTGCATAAGAGTGTTATATTTTAAATAACTACTTATCTTTCCTTAATGTCTAAGGGAGTATCTCTTACTAAAAAAGACAAAGATCCCACTGGGGGTCTTACTGCTTCTGGTCGTAGGAAATACAACCGAGCAACAGGTGGAAACTTGCAAGCTCCTGTTACTAAAAAGACAGGTCTTTCTCCTAGACAAAAAGCAAGAAGAAAATCTTTTTGTGCAAGGATGTCTAAGGTAAAAGGGCCAATGAAGAAAGATGGTAAGTTGACTCGTAAAGCCCTTGCATTACGCAAGTGGAATTGCGGATCAGTATAAACTTAACAAAACGAAAATCTTAATATCAAAAGTGCCTGATGCGTCAGATACCACTTGAGAGAACAGACAGTAGTGAAGTTAGTTTCTCAAATTATTAATCAATCCAAAGGAGTTTAAATTATGGCTAACGCCACAGTTTCACGCCTGGGTTTGGTGAACAATAGTGGAACAGACTTTGATGCTCTGTTTCTGAAAGTGTTTTCAGGAGAAGTTCTTACAGCGTTTGCTCGTAATAACGTCTTTAATGAAGCACTACATACTGTTCGTACCATAACTTCAGGTAAATCAGCACAGTTTCCAGTAACAGGAACAGCAACTGCTGCATATCACACACCAGGCACACCATTAGTAGGTGCTAACCAGATCTTGGCAAATGAGAAGATTATTTCTATTGATGATCTACTTATTTCACAAGCATTTGTAAGCAATCTGGAAGAGCTTAAGAATCATTACGATGTAAGAGCTACATACGCTGATGAATTAGGTAAGGCTCTTGCCAGAAGATACGATCAAAACGTAGCGAAGGTAATCGGTAATGCCTCAAGAGCTTCAACAACTCTTACAGGTGGCAGTGGTGGAATTGAAGAAGTAATGGCTAGTGGTAAAACAACTTCAGCAAACGTCTCAGGCGATGATTTAGTTGGAGCTATCTATGACATTGCACAGGCATTTGACGAGAGAGACATTCCTCCAACAGATCGTTTCTGTGTACTACCACCTGCTGAGTATTACAAGTTAGCTGAATCAGCTACAAGAACTGTAAATGCTGACTTCAACCCAGGAGGTAATGGTTCGTTTGCTCAAGGTAATGTTCAGTTTGTTGCTGGTATTCCTATTATAAAAAGCAATAACGTACCTCAGACAAACAAAGCTCCTGGTGCATCAGATACTAACGAACTTGCTGGATCAAACAACACCTACGCTGGTGACGATAGTAAAACTATTGGTCTTGTCTTCCATAAGTCTGCTGTTGGTACAGTTAAGCTAATGGATATGACAACTGAGATCTCTGGTTCTGATTACGGAATCATGTATCAAGGTACATTAATGGTTGCTAAGTATGCTCTTGGTCATGGAATCCTAAGACCTGAGTGTGCAGCTACAATTAAGCTTGCTGCTTCTTAACTTACATAAAAGGGTACTCAGCAATGGGTACTCTTTCTTTACTATTTGGAGAACATCATGTATCACGGATCTAAAAAAAAGAAGAAAAAAAAGATGGGTGGTAGGGATTCACTTAAAATAAAAAAGTACTAAACCATGACTGTAGCTGCAACCACTGAACTAGAAAGCATCAACATTATGTTGGCTGCTATCGGAGAATCTCCTATTAACGCCATTACCGATCCTCTTCCTGTTGATGCTCGATTAGCACAACAAACTCTTGCAGAGATTAATAAAAAAGTTCAAATGGAAGGTTGGTCTTTTAATACTGAAATAGATGTTACCTTGCCAAGAGATGGATCTAAACATATTAATCTTGCAAACAGTATTTTAAGAGTTGATCCTAATATTCATCAGCACCCTACAATTGACGCAATACAACGAACATTAAAGTTATATGACAGATTAAATAATAGATATGAATTTGATGAAGATCTTATTTGCACTGTTGTTTACTTTAGAGCTTTTACAGAAATACCAGAACCTGCTAGGTATTATATAACAATCAAAGCTGCAAGAGTTTTTGTTGATCGTTTAGTAGGAGATCAAGGCTTAAGAACTTATACAGAACAAGATGAAATAAGAGCTAGAGCTATACTGATGGAAACAGACTTAGCAAATGGAGATCATAACCTTCTTAGAGGAGATCCATCATTAACAAGTGTCTTTAGTACTTACTCACCTGCAAACGCATTAATTAGATAGTTATGGCAATTGTATCCAGGTCAATACCAACTCTACTAAGAGGCATCTCACAGGCTTCTGACAGTACAAAACAAGCTGATCATGCTGACATACAAGACAATGCTGATAGCAATCCTGTTACAGGTCTTACAAAGCGTTCTGGAATACAATATGTCACTAATCTAAGTTCTTCTACGTTAGGTAATGTTCATATACAAACTATTAATAGAGATCTCAATGAAAGGTATGTAGCGATATTTAGTAATGGTGATGTTAAAGTATATGAACTTGATGGCACAGAAAAAAAAGTAAATAAACCTGATGGAACAACATATCTAAACACTTCTGATCCTAGAAGTGTAATAAAAACTATAACTGTTGCTGATTTTACCTTTGTTGTTAATACAAGTATTACAACAGCAATGGATAGTGCTTTGAGTGAAGCCTCTTCAAACATCACACAAGCTATTGTTTTTATAAATCAAGTCACTGCAACTACTAAATATGACTTAACTGTAGATGGGGTTACTGTCTCAGATGACACTTCTGGCAATTCATCATTATTCACTTCACATGTCGCTGCAGATTTAAAAACTGGTCTTGATGCAGGTCTTACAGGTTTTACTATTGCACGGAATGGTTCTGTTCT